CCAGGTGCAGTAGGAACTTCAATATCAACGATGGGTGGGTTCAAATCACTATATCCAGCACCACCACCCAAAAGGGGCAAAGATTTGATACCATTGACCAGTGAATATGCAGCTGCTCCACCGCCACCTACAGTAGTTACAATATCAACATTAGGTGGATATTGAATCCTATAGTTAGATCCACCAGACTTTACAAGAATTCCACTGAGTTCTCCAGTTGATCCAATTTGTGCTACTGCAGATGCTCCACTACCAAAACTACTAATAGGTGCCTCAACAGAAGCAATATATACTCCCTGGTCTGCTGTTGGAGCAGTTTTGAATTTTAGAATATTATTGACACCATCACTTACCAGTGTGAAATCAATAAAAGGTGTTAGAAGTCTACCACCAACGATGATGTTTAGATAGATGTCAAGAACTGGGTTATACTTAATACCATTGTTAAGGACAATGAATTCAGTTACCGCAGAATTGAACTGAGACGAGATATCATCCAGAACTTCAATCGGGTCCTGTAGAAAACCTTTCAGGTAAAAAATTGCAGTCTGTTCAACAGAATCTGAAGGGTTTGGCGATCTTGGGGGATCGGTGAATATAATATTTGTGCCGTCAATTACAAAATCAACGTTAGGGATTTGATACTGCCCATATAGTCTAACAACAACATGATCTGGTGATGGTGCTGCAACTGGATTGTTTTCGGAACGCAGAGGAAAGGACCTTTGCACTCCATTGAAACTCATGTATGGACTTTGAAGTTCAATCCACTTTTCACGGAATTCTTGGTATGAAACACCATCAGTAAGTGAGATTTCTGGAGATTTGTCTGCCCTTTCATAGTAAACAATCTCATCATTAATGAGAAGACTACCATCATTCTCAAGGAAATCATCAACGCTTTCAACAGTGATGATGTCTGAGTTTGCACTCACATCTTCAAGCAATGATGTTTTACTTTGAATTAACCCAAAGTCATAACTATCAATGTCAAGATATTGTGTTAGTTGATTAAGAATGTTTTGAGGTTGACCCGTTTTCTCTTGAGACTTATAGTAGTATTCTAAAAACTTCTCAAATGCGGGGTGTTCTGATTTTATAAAATCAGGAAGTTGATTCAGAATATTCTGAGAGACCTTATTAGGATTAGTCGTCATTGAAGTATATTATGCGAATCAGAAACAAGAGATATTATTAAGACCACCCACATTGGCAATGTCAATTGGGGTGATTACAGCAGGCACAACAGCGTACTGTTCAGGCGTAAGATTATTTAGCGGAATTGTAGATGGTGGTTGGGTTCCTACAGGTACAACTGTGATACTTGGTATTGGTAAAGAAATAACCGTTCCAGAAGTTGCAGGTTTGATATTAGATACGTTTGATGGGATAATTTGAACTGGAAGAATGCCAGGAGTGCCACCACCAGGATCACCACCGCCAGGACCAGTTCCAGGATCGGTATCAGTACCGCCGCCGTCTCCACCGCCGCCGCCATCGCCCGTATCAGTGTCTCCAGGTGGAACTCCAGGTGTACTAGTTCCACCATCGCCACCGCCATCATCAAGGCCAGGGTCAGTGGTAATAATATTACCAGTATCGCCAGATGGTTGAATCAGTGATACTGGACCGAAGCAGATTTTACCCGTAGAGTAATCTACAGTACCAGCTTCATCATTTGTATATACTTTACTAGATCCACTGTTATAGTAAGTTCTTAGATTACCGAAACCATCATCTTCAAAGTATTGAATGACATCGGGTCTGTCAGTAGTGATGAATTGACCAGAAGCAATTACAGGCTCCTTTTTACATCCACCACCGCCTCCGCCGCCACCATCACCGCCACCTGTACCACCACCTGTATTAGATGGATTTGAATCATACAGAGGGGAACCAAAGTCAGTGCAATAAGTATCAACGGTTCCAGGATTAACTCTAAGGTACTTTAACAGGGTAGTTTGTACAGATGCCGAGTCAACTGAGGTATCAGCAAGTCCAATTGCCTTTTGATACTTAGAAAGTGAGAATGTAGATCCAAAGTTGTTAATATCTTCTTGACTAGCAAATTGCTCAACTGCGCCAAGAACTAATCCTTGAAGTTCAGAAATACTCTTACTAGTCTTAGTAGGATCATAAAATACGAACAATGATGTAGGAACATAAAGAAATTCCGCATCAATAATGACGGGTTCAATTGACGCCATTGAATATTGCTTCAAATCTTTAGCAATTGTCAATTTAGTCGCATTATTGAGTAAATTACCAGTCTTAGTCTTAATAGTAACGTAAACTTTTCCGTAAACTGGAGGAGAAAGTTCATCTCCACCGAAAGCAATTACAGAATCTGCGTTAGGATAGACTTTTTTCGCAATAATACCATAATCTTGAGCAGTAACTGCGCGAAGTTGCGTAGTATAGTCTCTAGGAGCAGTATATTTAATTGATTCTACACTTTCGGGCGCATCTCCCATTTGAGAACGCTCTTGAACCTCAACAATGCCAGTAATATCTGTAATTGCTCTACCATACTGATCTTCTATTTCCCCAATATAATCAAAAACGCTAATATCATTTGCTTCAGCTTCATGAGTCTTGAGATATGAAATATTAATAACTTCACCATCTTCCAACTTCCTACCAATAACATTATCTCCAAATGTCAGGTCATATCTACCATCTTCAGTTTCTGTTAGGAAGTATACCCTAGATGTTGCTGTAATCGTAGTAACGTCCAATCCCCTGACATAAACGTCCTCTTGGGTTGATTGTGCATTGGGTTTTACAGTAACTGTAATTGTCGTATCGTCAATTTTATCACTAGGAATGACGTAATTTTGTTTTTTGAAAGATGATACGGTATATTGATACGTCAATAACGTTCCTTCACGAACGAGAACATTATTGAATGTTGCTAATCCTGTATTATCTGTCGGTTGTACAACATCTACCAAACTTACGAAGTTATAATCACCACCATTAGCAACAACGCCCCTTTTTAGAGTTACATACTGTGGCCATACACCGTTGAGTTGTTCAGATTGAGCCTGGAACCCAATACATGCCTTTGCTGCTCTAGAAGACCTAGGAGTATAGTTTAAAAGTTTTGCAATACTTACTACATTATCTCTTACTGTAGCGGAAGAGAGAAATGACTCATTGACTGCCATGTTGGCATTGAATGCTCCATAATAAGTATTATAAGCAAGTACATCAATCAGATATGACAAGGTTGCACCTTCAAAGTCAAAATCTGTGAATTCTGGACGAGTCCTCAAATAATCTTTGATAGAAGCCTTGATGGAATTGAAATCCATCGCTGTAAGATTTGTTGGGATCATGTTACTGAGCTCTCTCTAAGATAAAGTCTATAGTTTGGACAAGAGGTTGACCAACAATTCTGTATTCAACATCAACTCTCAATTCATGCATATCATTTTCAGCGGTAATCTCCACATTAATGACTTCAATTCTAGGCTCATAATTTAAAAGAGTATCAACTATTTCATCTTTAAGTGTATCTATTGTAAATGGGTCCAAAGGTTCAAACAGCAGTTCGTATACCTTTGAACCCACATCGGGTTGAAATAATTTTTCTCCAGGTGACGTTAAAACCAAATTCTTCATAGCCTGCTTGATTGCCTGCTGGTTACTCAATACAGTAAGATCCTTCGTAACTGGATTGCGAAGAAAAGAGTTCGCTAGATCTTTGAAGTTACGAGAAACCTTAAGATTTCTTGATGTTATTGGTTTTATTGCCACTGTTACTCAGTTTCTTTTTTTACATTACGGTTATCATCACGAAGTTTTTCCGAGACCTTGTTTAGGTAGATGTCAGCACGAGGATCTGTAATAAGAACTATCGTACCATGATCATTTTCCATTAAGGATGGAACTGTATCAGGATTTGGTGAGTTTGCCATCTTCCTATAGAATTATATATTAGAACTTTTAGAGAGGTTGCTATCTCCTTTCTTATTTATCGCAGTTAGGGACTAACGTCCTTGTCCACGGTACACCTTACGCTTATTATTACGTGAACTGGCAGCATACTTAGTATTCTTGCCACTTCCTTGACGAGTTTTCTTAGGCTTTGATTCAATCAGATCTTGCCCTGAGATGCCTACTTTTGATCTTACCATGATTAGGGTCCTACGAGTACATTTGGACTTCCCTGAGCGATTACAGAGAGGCATGGCGGTCCTAATGGATCCGCTACCTTTGCCATTGCCAGACCATTAGCATAAACAGTCTTTGTCAGTGCAGTTACCTTTCTTGGATGTCCAATGCCTTTGGAATCCTCACTTGCCAACATACTGCAAGGACACGGCATTGGAATTGGCGGCGTTTGTCCACACGGTCCAACCATAACAATGTTAGTAGTGGGAGATTTGTGTGGTGTTAGCATATCTTGATCGCATATTGGAAAGATACCATTAACGATCACAGTTCGGATATAAGGTCCTGCTGGAGCAAGAACTGTGGGTGGCCAGAGACAAGTAGCATCTTTTACATTAACAGGTAACGTTTTCGCTGATAAGCAAGTAGTGCCACAAGGCTCGTACATATGGATGTGAGCAGGAATGGGTATTCCATGTCCACTACATGTTCCTCTGTAAATCGCTGCGGGAAGTCCCATCTAGTATACTCCTATTGGCATTTAAATGCAAATGGATTGCCGTATGCTTTCACGGCCATTTCATAAATGTTTGCACTGTTGGTAAGATCGTTGTAAACCTCAAGTTCACCTTCTGCAATAAATGATCTACAACCCTCTCCAAAAGGACCAGTTAAAACTGAAGTGTATGAAACTGTAGTGGTTGTAGTAGTATCACCAGAGGTTGTAGATGTGCTACCTGCATCACTACCTACAAATGGGTATGATATTGCACATCCTGTACTATCTGCACAACTTGATACCACTTCAGGTTCCCAAGTAATCTTTGGATAGATTGCAGATTTGTTTCTACTATCAGGTTTATACTGTCTTAACAAGTATTTAGTGAATTGCGATGAACAAGGTAGGTCAAATGCAGTACCTCTAACAGTACGAACTTCCTCACGATCATATGCCTGCAATTTTATTCCACTCGCAGATACTGCTGGATCTTCGGTATTTAAGTCAATAAACTCCTCTTTACGAATTGCATCATTCTCAACCAGTGTACGCATGAATTTTTCAGCGCCAGCACTTACACCTACCAATGCTTCTCCTAGTCTAGGATCTAGACTCTTCCATTGAAGATCTTCATAATCTTCTCTATCTGGTTTATCTCTTTCAAGTCTCTCTGTTCTGAGTACACCTTTTACTCTTTTGAGTTCTTTTACCTCATTTGTTGGGTTACTGAATCTAACTTCCTCATATTGGTGCTTATTCATGCCCTGTCTAAGATCTCTTGGGAGTAGACTAGTCTTAAAACGCAAACTTTCTAGTCCAACAGAGTCACCTTTCTTCTTTGGACGGTCTTCAGAGGCACGTTGAATAATTTTTTTGAATTTTTCGTAAGTATCAATCTCCCCACCTTCAAAATTGTAGTCTATAGGTGTGCGATTGAACTGTGTGGCAGTATCAACCTCCACAGGAACCTCACTTGGACTGTTTTGAAACTCTTTTAGTCCGTAAACAGAGTCTGCTAACTCATTTGCAGGGTCTTTACTGCGCTCACTAGCGGGCCAAGCAATATTATCCCTCGTTTTCATGGTATCGGGGATCGCAATATCAATTTTTGTGCCCTGAGCATACCCAGCTCCGCGACTTTTCACCTCAACTGACTGCAATTCACCACCAACAAAGACATAATCAATGACTGCAGCTGCTGTAGCAGGTTTTTTTGCGGACACTAACTGCAAAATAGGTTTATTAGTGAGCAATTGCCAGTTTTGTCCACCATCAGCAACCCCAATACTGAGTATTTGACCCCCAACAATCTCAATTAGAGTAATTTCAAGGGGTCCAGTGTAACTACTAGTCGCTCCAGTGCTCGCAGATGACTGACTTAGAGTCGCTGTACTACCATTTACCGCAGTGATGTAGGTATTGTTTGGAATATTGGGTGAATTTACACTATATCCAACACGCAAGAAACTAGAATCTGCGCCACTTACAGTAACTTGATCAGAACCAGTATTAAAAGTTGCTTCTACAACCTTTTTAGCAGTAGGTTGGATAAGATCATCAGCAGCATTAGGTTGTCTATTGTAATCTGCTGTCATATATTGGAAAGATTTGTTTCTAAATTCGTACAATCCTCCAATAAATGCCTTATCTTTGATACCATTACCCGCTTTTACTTTAATTTCATTTCCACGGTTAGTAGTATATGTCTGATCATATGTAAAATCACTACCATTACCATCAATATTGACAATATGCCAGTTGAAATTGAGGTCCATATGACGCACACTTAGTACCTCATGCCCATTTACAATGTCACCAGCATTAATTAGATCGTAATTTGTATATGGATTGCTACTTTCAATCTCACCAACCTCAGTAATTGATATAGTGAAGTCAATAGTTAAACTATTTGCAGTAATTGAGATAGGAAAAGAATCTCCTACTTGATATCCAACGCCAGGGTTTATAATTTCATCCAAACGAATAATACTTCCAGTGATAGCCTCTGTACCAGATGTAGTTGTAGTAGATGGTGAATAGCGAAACTTTAGTTGTAGACCTGTTTTTGATGTACCGATGTTCAATGAACCTTCATCAGTAACAAAAATAGATTCAAATCCAATATCATTAGGATCTGCCCATGGGTTATCTGTCACTACTAAGTTAATTCCTGCACCCAGATCCTTATCCCATGCATCAGTTACAGTAAGTCCATTACCACTTATATTAAAGTCAGTGGCTGAGATTGGATTTGCTTGTGGTAATCCACCGACATAACGAAATGCAATAGAATTAGAACGAGTTCCTGCAGTCCAAATGGTAGGATAAGGATCTCTACCGTCTACAATTCTACCATCTTGTGTAGTATACGTGATCTCAGATGCCCCTGGAGTACAATTAAGAGTCGTACAGGGGTGACAACGTGTATTCTGCTCTGTACTACTTGATGATGAAGTAGATGAACTCGGAGGAACATAACCAGGTTCACCCTCAGTACCACTACCAGCATTTGAAGTAACGCTTGTTGTACTAGTGCTTCTATCAATGATCTCCAAGAAATAACATGGATATCCAACAATAGGATCACTCAGGTCAAACAAATAGTAAAACCACTGATCACTAAAGATAGGTCTAAATGATAACTGATCTGGATAGTGACCTAGAATAACATACTGAGTGCCAAAGAAACCTCCAGGTATTGGTTTGGCAAAATTACCACATTCTTGTACTGAGCATGAACTTCCACCAGCAAAACGATCATCATCCTCAGTACAAACTTGAGATGGATACATTACCATATCATCGTCCCATGTAGGAACGTCTAATACATTATCAATATTATCCTGTCTCTCTTGTAAACGTGGATCAACCACATACTTAGCATGCTCTACTGGAACACCATTCCAACTAGTAGAGTTAAATGCTCCCTGATCATTGAAGTTGCCACCATTGAATGGACTATAGCGACCACAGTGATCGCCATTCAAAGCGATGTCTTCGTAATTATTACATCCCATTACCAGAATCCCCCTTGATGCATTTCTATGTTTTCTATACGGTTATAAATTTCATCAAAGTTATTACCAAGTGAAAGATAGTCTTTACCTCTTGGTCTATATTTAAACAAATCTCCAGTGATCTCGGGGATTGCATTCACTCTATCATATAAAGTAGTGACATGAGTACCTACTTCTGTAGTACCTTCTTCTAGTGCCGCAATTCGCATCAAGACTTTTTCAAAGATTTGTAAGATGGTGTCATGTGCTATCTTATTGTCCTGCCATAAAATAGCATTCTTATCTTGCATCCATGCAGGAATCTCTCCCTCTCTTGGATCGTTGTAGTCAAATTGGTCTGGATTGAACATAATATGCAGTGAACGCGCTACTCTGGTGTCTGCTTGTCTTTGTTAATATCGGGTCTGGTTAACAGTAGTGTACCATCTCCCTCATCTGAATACTCTAAAATATCCCCCACGTTCCATCCGAGGTCCTCTAATACTTCCTCAGGGATAGTAAAACATGGTTCCCCATTCTCATCCTCCTCTACAGGTACTATGAATCTTTTCATAAACTTCTAACGGTTACATCTACCGATGATACATTTAATTTATGTAGCAGATTTTTACAGAACTCTCGTCTTTCCTCAGCATACTCTTTCTGTGCATGTCTGCTATCTACGACTTCCTCTGATGCCGTCTGATAGATTACTGAATATCTTGCCATTATAGAATTGTTTGGGTGAATTGACTGGGGTTTTCTTTCTTCCATTCGGCCCACCCTGCAAGTGTGTCAGAGTGCTCTACTGTGCCAGCAGAGACTAGATAGTCTGCACAAGAATACATACGATTGTCTAGGCGACCCTCGTGACGTATCAGTGATTCCAGAATTCTCGTACGGTCGTCTTGGCGATCTTGACGGATCTTCACATCCATTTTTTTATTGGGGAAAAATTTTTTAGTCTTGGGAAATCATCAACCCGATTATTATATATCTGGGTTGTGGGAACCTTTGTAGGTTAGGGTAGTGTTGCGTTTTATATTACGGCCGCCCCGACCGCCCAAAACCCTTACAGGGACTGCGATCTCACCTGTGTAACAACGAGTTTAGCATGTTTGTCACTAAATGTCAATTAGTGTGGAAAACCTGTGGAAAACTTAATCTCCACAGGTGCCCTCTAAGTGATATCAAGCGAAGACGTAACCTGACACAAACTCCTCATTCTTAAATACTTTCTCAGTGCCAACTTGTCCAACGAACTTACGCACAAACCACTTATAGTTCTTTTGGAATACACCTTCACCAGCGATGCAGAACTCATTACATAGGGCGTTCAATCGTGATTTGGTGGTGTTAGACTGCCAACCTCCATCATAGATTGTCATGCTATCTTCATCCACTGATGCAATCTGGTTGCCGTGGAGATAGATGAAAGAAACGCCTTCAATCGTGATAACTTGAGTGTTACCAGATTTGAAATCTTTGTTTGCCTGGATAGCGGCGTTCATTTGAGATTCAATCTTACGCATGAGAGTCCTAGAAGAGGTTTAGAGGGCGTGGAAGGCGTTGCCCCCTCCACTCATCTAATATACATGCTTTAGGGGTGCTGTGCCGTCTCCTTGTGCCACTTAGTCAACTGATTGGGGCAGCCGACCTGAGTATCATTTAGTGGACATACTTTCTTCCTTAATTACCATACACCAACCAATTGATTTAATATAGTCAAATGGGGAAGTTCTCTCTGTCTGAGGATATCTCTCTCCTCTTGAGTTTCTTACACCGTCCACATAAAGTTCTAAATCATAGATGCTGCTGAAAGTACCTCTGAGGGTATCATCGTTGTCATACAGATTGAAGACCATACTTTTCTTATATCTGACATTGTTATTCTACTTATATTTGGGAGATTTGTCAAGTAGTGGTATATGAGGAATGCTGATGTTTCGGAGGTTGACAACTGATAGGATGCACGCTAAGACTACAACGTACAGAGACATTACCTCTCTTTATCTAACACTTAACTACATTTAATTAAACATTCTTTTTCCACAGAGTTTCCACAACTTTTCCACATTTATTCCACAGATTAGGTCTTTCTAGATCTAATCACGAAGTCTCTCCAATGTTCCCATACTATAGAAGTTGCCTCCTTAAGAGTTAACCACACATAGTCTAATTCATCTTTCCGCGTTAAATCATCATTCATCATCTTGTCTCTCTATCTCATTCCAGAACTCTGGATATACGCAAAGATTAACTTGATTATAATCACATTTACTTCCTACACGTAGAGGTTCAGGTTTAAGTGTTTCATGTAGACATATAGTAAGATAAGCATTTTCTTCATCAATATAATTAACGAAACCTTTGTGTTGTCTGTACTTAACTAGATCACGATGTTTAAACTTCATTTAGTTCCACTCCTTAGTAATAGGTGACACTTCAAAACCATAGCGATGAGAGAACACAATCTGTGGGATCATGTTAACACTTAGGGAGAGACGATTAGGTGACTGATTGTTATTGTAACCATGTCTTATGTGTGATTGCCATAAGAGCAAGTCTCCTGGTTCAGGTTTAATCTGTGCTGCTGGTTGTGAGAAGATAGTGGTGTTATTATAATCAGGAGTGAAACTAATAGCGGGTTCAGTCTGGTGTGTAACTGATGGATTTACGAACTCAATCGGTGCTGCTGTTTCATCATGATCAAGATAGAATGTACCTGATAAGAATGAATTAATGTGTGCATGAAATGGTTGACTACCTTCAGAACAATGATTGACCCAAGCATCAACAACTCTATAAGGTGATTGTATACTCAACCCCAGTATAGTAGTGTGGAAATTGTATGCTGCATCATTAAAGAATGCCTCTAGACCAGTATCACTAAAATGATTAAAGAAACCATCGTTAATGTTAACAGATCCATCAGTATTATCGCCTTTCTGTAGATAATGCTTGAGATTGGGGTTATCATTATTTTGATTGAATGGGCGGTCTTTGATATACTCTCGGACACGATCTCTTAACTCTGTAACATCTCCAAAATGATAACAACCTACAGCAATAGGAAATAGTGGGAGGATTTGCTTTGGTTCAATCATAGTGAGGGAAGCGAGTCGGATAGATTAAATGGTGTCATGTCTCGGGGTTGTGTACCACTAAAGGAGAACATATCAGTCGCTTGATGTATCCAATAGAATCGTGATAAACAATATCTTCCTGTACCATCTAAGTGACTAGGGTTATTCATACTCACCTTATCTACTGAATGAGAATAACAACCAGGGAACAAGACTGCTGAGTTATTTACCATCTTGATCTTATGATTTACATCGTTAAAATAGAAGTTTCCTCCTGTCCATGCCTTTGGTTCTTTCCACAACCAGATTAAAAGTGTGAATTGAACATCATCTACATGGGGCATATAGTAATCACCATCTTGATAGTAATTGACTAAAGTAGCGTTGGCATTTGATTGTCTAAACCCTCTATTCCATGGTCCAGTTCTTTCTATCTCCGCACATGTATTTGTGTTCCATAAGTTATTAATTAAACCTGCAATACTTGACGCGGAGTTCTCTCTGTAGAGTTGCTCAATAAAGACGCCATGATTATTCTTTATTACATCACCTGATTGATCACGAGCAGACCCAGTTTCTAAAGCATTGAGTAACTTACCTGTTCTAGTATAGTAATCTAACTCGGGAAAGACTAACTGAGTTAGTTCTACCTCACTGAAGAAGTTCTCTATCCTCAAGTATGGAATAGGATCAACATTTGGTATTAATTTCATTTGCAATATGATGAATCAATTTGACAAAGACGGTCCATCTTAGCATCTTGCATGCTATTAACTTGTTTCACCATATAGGTGCCAATGTGTAACCCCATGATGATGACTGAAGCAGCAAGAATGAAACGCATGATGATGAAGAATGTACTATCTAGGAGAACGATTTACATGCCATTGAAGTAATCGTGTAACTCAGCAAAGTATTGCTCCTCAGTGTCAAATTGACGACCGTAGATAACACATGGGAACTCATGTTTTTGAAACATAGCACCTGCAACTTCTATGTCTTGTCTATCATAACCCATTTCAAGCAGGGTGTCAACGTAAGGGTTGTTTGTAGTCATAGGTTTGTATAAAGAAAGGTTGGAGAGTTGTTGTAAAGAATCAGAGAAAAGATCGTGCATTAACCGCCGAACATGTCATCAAATAGTTGTTGACCAGAACGCTCATTCTGTTCTGCTTTCTTTGCATATTGCTTCATGCGTTCTAGTGCTTCTGCACGAGAGATTGACTCGGGAAAGTAATATTGACGACCTGCTGGGTTTGTGTAAAGCATAGTGAGAAAAGAGAAGTGAGTTAGTGTAACCTTTGGTGATCAGTTTGATGCTTCAGTGAATGTATCATAGAACGAATCCCATGCAGTTTCGTTCTCAACAAAACCACTGATGTTTAACATGTCGCAGACCCAATCATATGCCATATCTATGTCAGCGTTTGTTTCATAAACGAAGACGCACATTTGACCCATAAGATCATCCCATTTCGCTTGCTGCTCGGAGGGTGTCAGGGAGAAGATCGCTTGTGCCATGTCGGTTCCTTTGTTTGTCATGTCTGTATGATAGCAGTTTTCAGGGCGTTTGCAACGGGAAAACCCGATTTTGGGTACAGTTCGCCCACTGGCACACGATCTCTCGCGGTTAGCGTCTGGAGTCGTTACGCTCGTTAAGTGCCTCGTTAATTATCTCTTTGAGTTCAATTCTCTCCTCTGGTGTGAAGATAGTACGCTTCTTTACTGGCATCGGAGGATACTCACGTTCTGAGTTAGTATCACCATCACCAGGAAGACTCATGCCCTGTGTATCAATCTTGTCCATTAGTTCCAGTTCTCCATGTATTCA